ACCGGATGGCCGCGATTTTTTTTTAGTGGGCCCCGCACACGCGCCTGTCCAATCTTATCCGTTGCTCAAAGCTTAATTATTAAATGGTCCCCTATAAAACTTGGTCCCTACGTTCTCGTTTTAAACATGTGGGATCCTTTATTAAACGAGTTTCCCGAAACCGTACACGGTTTTAGGTGTATGCTAGCAATTAAGTATTTGCAATTAGTAGAAAATACGTATTCTCCTGATACATTAGGTTACGATTTAATTCGTGATTTAATTCTAGTTATCCGTGCTAGGGATTATGTCGAAGCGTCCCGCAGATATAGTCATTTCCACTCCCGCATCCAAGGTACGTCGTCGGCTGAACTTCGACAGCCCGTATACCAGCCGTGCTGTTGCCCCCACTGTCCTCGTCACAAACAAAAGGAGGTCATGGGTGAATCGGCCCATGTACCGAAAGCCCAGGATGTACAGAATGTACAAAAGCCCTGATGTGCCCAAAGGATGTGAAGGCCCATGTAAGGTCCAGTCTTATGAACAGAGGCATGATATATCACATGTTGGTAAAGTATTATGTGTTAGTGATGTTACTCGTGGAAATGGGCTTACCCATCGTGTGGGTAAGAGGTTTTGTGTGAAGTCCATTTATGTGTTGGGCAAAATATGGATGGATGAAAATATTAAGACCAAGAATCATACTAATACTGTCATGTTCTATTTGGTCCGTGATAGAAGGCCTTTTGGTACTGCTATGGATTTTGGTCAGGTGTTTAACATGTATGACAATGAGCCCAGTACTGCTACTATCAAGAATGATCTTCGAGATCGTTATCAAGTTTTAAGGAAATTCACTTCAACAGTTACAGGTGGTCAATATGCTTCTAAGGAACAGGCGTTGGTTAAGAAATTTATGAAGATTAATAATTATGTAGTTTATAATCATCAAGAAGCTGCTAAGTATGACAACCATACTGAGAATGCCTTGTTATTGTATATGGCTTGTACTCATGCCAGTAATCCAGTGTATGCTACTTTAAAGATCAGAATCTATTTTTATGATTCTGTTCAGAATTAATAAATATTAAATTTTATTATGTGTGAAAATTGTACATCGATTGTTCCATCAATTACATTGTTTAATACATGATTACAAGCTCTAATTACATTGTTTATGCTAATTACACCTAAACTATTTAAATACTTCATACATTGATACTTAAATATTCTTAAGAAACGCCAAGTCGGAGGATGTAAACGAGTCCATATTTGGCAGGTTAGAAAACATTGATGTATCCCCAAAGCTTTCCTCAGGTTGTAGTTGAACTGGATCTGAACCGTTATTATGTCGTGGTTCCTCAGAAATGGTCTTTCCAGGTGTTGGGTTATCTTGAAATATAGGGGATTTGTTATCTCCCAGATATACACGCCACTCTCTGCTTGAGCTGCAGTGATGAGTTCCCCTGTGCGTGAATCCATATGAAGCGCAATTTATTGCGATGAAATATGAACACCCACACGGCAGGTCAACTCTCCTCCTGCGGACTGCCTTCTTCTTGGCGATTTGGTGTTGCACCTTGATAGGAACCTGAGTAGAGTGGGCTTTCGAGGGTGACGAAGATCGCATTCTTTGTGGCCCAATTCTTGAGTGCGGTATTCTTTTCTTCGTCCAAAAACTCTTTATAACTTGAGTTGGGCCCTGGATTGCAGAGGAAGATTGTGGGGATCCCTCCTTTAATTTGAACTGGCTTTCCGTATTTTGTATTGCTTTGCCAGTCCCTTTGGGCCCCCATAAATTCTTTAAAGTGCTTTAGATAGTGCGGATCAACGTCATCAATGACGTTGTACCACGCATTATTGCTGTACACTTTAGGGCTGAGGTCTAGATGGCCACACAAATAGTTGTGTGGTCCTAGTGATCTGGCCCACATTGTCTTCCCTGTCCTGCTATCACCCTCGATTACTATACTTACCGGTCTTAATGGCCGCGCAGCGGCACTGACGACATTATCGGCAGCCCATTCATCAAGTTCTTCTGGAACTTGATCAAAAGAAGAAGAAGAAAAAGGAGATATATATTCCTCTATTGGAGGAGTAAAAATCCTATCTAAATTACTAGTTAAATTATGAAATTGTAATACAAAATCTTTGGGAGCTTTCTCCCTTAATATATTGAGGGCCGCAGCTTTGGACCCTGAGTTGATTGCCTCGGCATATGCGTCGTTGGCAGTTTGGCAACCTCCTCTAGCCGATCTTCCATCGATTTGGAAAGATCCAAAATCAAGCACGTCTCCGTCTTTGTCCATGTAGGATTTAACATCTGACGAGCTTTTAGCTGCCTGAATGTTCGGATGGAAATGTGCTGACCTGGTTGGGGATGTGAGGTCGAAGAATCTGTTGTTCTGGCATTTGAATTTGCCTTCGAACTGGATGAGAACATGCAGGTGAGGATTCCCATCTTCGTGTAGTTCTCTGCAGATTCTTATGAACAATTTATTGGTTGGTGTTGTTAGGTTTTTTAATTGGGAAAGTGCTTCCTCTTTTGTTAGTGAGCATTGCGGGTATGTGAGGAAGTAATTTTTGGCATTTATTAAAAATTTTCTGGGTTGAGGCATGTTGACTTGGTCAATCGGGTCCTCTCAAACTTGTCTATGCAATTGGGGAATGGGTCCTTATTTATAGTTGAGGACCTAAATGGCATTATTGTAATTTTTAAAAAGAAATTCAAAATTCAAATCCCAAAAGCGGCCATCCGTATAATATT